CTTGGATATAACAAGATGCCTCCATCCAAGTACCATCTATAGTAAAATTCTTTCTATAAGGTTTACCTGTTTTTTGGTTAGTCTTATCACTATCCACTAACACTAAGTCTGGTTTATTATCTCCAGGCTTTTTGTCAGCATTCCTTTTCATTGAAAAGGTACAGACCCAGTTTGGATCTTTTGGTTTTTGAAAGTCAGCCATAAAATTATCCTCCTATTAATTGCTGTTTTCTATCCGTAAAAGCTTTGACGATTTCATCAAACTTTTTCGAATTTGTTTTTTTCAACTCTGTCAAATACTTTTTGTTTTGACTTGCGAGCTGATCTAAATTTGCTTGTGATGCTATGTTCTTAATTCTTTCTAAGATGATAGCTCCTTTATTAAGATCTAATCCTACGTTCTCATTATTATTATTTTTTAAATTAGGTAATTCTTCATTAGAATAAACTTGACCATGAATACCCAGAGCTTTTAATACAGCTCGATCAGCAGCTCTTTTCTCTGCAATAGCTACTGGATAAATGTAATCATTATTAAGAGGGGATACCTCTCCAAATGTAATATATTTTTTACCTTTAAAGACAGCTACAGCTTTTACTACAACACATCCTTTTTCTAAATTACAGCTCTGTAAAAATGGTTCAACTTCGATTTGATATTTATCTGCTAGCTTTTCTATTTCATAATGTTTGATTGCAAATTTATTATTATCAATCTGCCACATACCACCATTGGATCTAAGCTTAGCTAGATCTGTGTTTATATTTTTAATATCTACTACTTTACCCATATACACTTTCTGCTATCCAGGCAGTTTGAATAAGAAACAGCACCCGCTGCGGTGTGCAAACTATTCTGATCCGCCTGGACAACATCATCCGCATACGCATTGATGACTAATAGGGAAAAAAAAATTGCCAGTAATAAAATAAGATTTTTTACTCCAGCTTTTTTTTTGCGTGCGAATTTCTTTTCTAACAAAACCTGCTGCATGTTTATTGTTTGTGGGTTCTGTTTCATAAACTCATTACCAATTCTATAACTTCTACTGTTTCTACAATGGCTAGCTCTATGGCTAGTATGGTGTGATAGATATGCCATACGACTCCTTTATTTTTTAATCTTCTTTTCATTAGTTTAGTTTCCAAAGTTTTTTTGCTATGTCTAAATGCTCTCCCATATTTTTCCAAAAGAAGTGAGTAAAGTCTGGAGAGATCTCTTCTACCCAAGTCGTTTTTCCTGCATGTCTTGCCATGATCTGTTCTCTTTCTTGAGCAATCCTATCCATTTTTGCTACATGAAGTTTTAAGTTTTCTGGCTTAAGATCATCGCAGTTATCTGGTGTAAAAATATTATATTTCTCCTCGTTCATTACGAGTAAGTGTGGTTTCTTTTTTTCTTCACATGCAAAATAGTATGTAGCTACTTGTAAGATATGATCCTGCCATCCCATATAACCTTTATTAATATTTGGAAGTGAGTAGGTACTGGTTCCATCTTTCTTAGGTCTATTTTTTTTTCTGTGTTTAGTTTTAAATTCAACAAACGCATTCTCGTTTTCTATATCTATTCTACCCGTCACTGGCAGAACCGCATTCTTTAAAGTTAATGCAATAGATCTTTCGCATTCTGTATCTCCAGTTAATGCAATTTCTTTCATCGCATCTTTTAATGTTTGGTATGACTTTGCTAAACCAGCTCTTGAGATCTCATAAAATTTTTTATCTTCTTCATCTACTGGTTTGTAAGTATTAAAATCTTCTAAAACTGTTTCGAATATTTTTCTTTGTGCTGGTATAGATTCTTTAGATAAACCTTTACCTTTTATATACTTCCACTCAAACTTTCCAAATGTAAGCTTGAGCATTTCTCCTAAGCATGTACCCGTAAACATTTTAGCATTACCAGGCAGATCTCTACGTTCTTCTTGAGATAAATATAAATACTTATATGCCCAGAGGCATATCATCGAATTTAATTGAGTTGGGGACCAGTGATTTAATTTATAGATCTCTACCCAAGCAGGTAGCTCTTTTATATTATCTAAAAAATTATCTTTTTTTTCTTCCAATTTCATAAAAGCAAATCAATAGATTCTTTTATGTACAAATATGGAATACTGTCAATACAAAATAGGTATATTTGTGTATTTTTACAACTTAAGTGTTAATTAATTGGTTTATAAGTAAAGGATTATACTTAGCTTTTACGGGTGTAGCAATACCAAGATCCTCAACTTCAAATTTTGCGCATTGTTCACTTATTGGTTCTTTAGTTAATGGATTTATTATACTTAATGAATAATCAGCATTACTTTTTAATATACCAATAACATCATTAACACCTTTAACTCTTTTTTTTAATTTTTCTGATGGAGTACAATAACAACATTTACCTATTGCTAAACTGCTGAATTTTTTTGTTTTGGGAATATCAAATAAATATACCTCTCCGTCAACATAAGATCCAGGTATATTAATTTGAACAGCTTTTACATTTGTATGATAATATTCGAAAGGTATTTGTATTTCAGTTTGTTCTTCTTCATTATATTTTTTTACATTATAGCTTGAGTCTATAAAACTTTTTAAAGTTATATATTTTTGTGGCATATAAACTTCAACAGGATGACAGCCAATAGCCTTGGCAATTTCTTCTGCATTATCCCATTTAATATCTCTTGAATTTTTAGCCCAACGATTAATTGTTGTAGTGTCTTTATCTAGTTCTTTTGCTAAGGTTCTTTGGTTCCAACCTTTTCTGTCTAGTAATTCTTTTAATAATGCCATAGTTCTTTTTTGATGGTTTTCTTTAAGAACATCCTTTTTTAGATTTGCTAATTTTATAATATTATTTGTTAATTCTTTTGCCATATTGTCAATTAATAGTCTATAGGCATGTAAAGTCAAGCAATACCTTTATAAGTAATTCCTGGTTGAATATATATGGTACTTATCCCAGTTTATACACATTATGAATATGTACTTTAATTGACGTATTAGCAATAATCCATATAAGCAAATTATGAGCTTAGAACAATTCAGATTAAAAAAAGGTTTTTCACATAAAGCATTAGCTAAATTTTTAGGTTTAACAGGCAAAGCTCCAGAAAGCACAGTTTGCAGATGGTGTATTGGCGACAGGATCCCTAGACCAAAATACATGGATCTTATTAAAACTAAAACTAAGGGAGCTGTAAAGCCAGCAAGCTTTTATGCCTAAGTCGAAAAAAATCAAACTTACAGGTACAATAAATGATTATCCATTGGTCAAAGTCACTACTCTTGATTGGGTTTCTAATTCTGAGTGGATGCACATCGACAAAGCAAGGAAGCTTAAACCCGCTAAGTGTCATTCGGTGGGTCATCTCTTCACAAAAAACAGATTACAAGTTCAAGTCTTTGGTTCCTATTCATACGATGAAGATGGAACGATGGAAGTCGGAACAATAGAAACAATCCCTGGATCTTGGATTATTGAAATAAAGGAAATAAAGCAATGAGATTACTTTTATTTGTAACAGTAGTTTTTTACTTTTGGTTACTTTGGGATGACATCGTGCATGCTAAAAATAAAAAATGGACTCCAGAGTTTAAAGAATTTTGTCAACAATATATGAAACATGTAGAGCTGCTGCCTAAATACTTGTCGGCTGGCTGCTGCGATGTAGATCATCCAACAAACGATATTATGAAACAAGGATGGAAAGGGGAAACTTTACTTATTTGTGATGGAAAAGAAATCGTGTAATTGCGCAGAAAAAATTAAAGAGCTTAAAAAAGATAGAGATAGGTTAGCTGAGGAAAACTCTAATATTTTAACAATAAGCTCATCTCATCAAAAGATTAATGGCGAGCTGCGTAGTGAGAATACAAAATTAAGAAAAGAAATTGAACATCTTAAAGATCCGTTAAATGATTTTAGAAAAGACGGAGATCTGTAGTGGCTAGAGAGATTTATTTTAAAGATGTAAAGTTTTCTGCTTATTCTATTTGGCATAGATCTTTGCCAGAGCGGCTCGGAATGATTGACATCGATGCGGTCGGCATCTGCTTAAAATGCAAATCTCCACTTTATCTTGCTGAGACAGCTTTTGATGTCGGGCAAATTTTTAAGGCAACTACAACAACTGAGGCTTTAGCTAACATGGCTGGTTTACCCTCATTCCTGGTTTTTTATAAAGTTGATGGATCTACTGTAACATCATTTAGAATAAAACAATTAACTCCAATAAAAACTGATGAGATGAAAATGGATCCTAGCGGCTGGGTACAGGTTATGCAGCTATTGAAAGAAAGGCACGATATGATTTGTGAAAAGAATAAATGAGTCTTTTTTTTGTTGCTGATAATGCTGTGCTGGATGACTCCAGGCTAAGCTCCAATGATGTAAGGATCTATTATAAATTAGTATCTTATATGAACAGACACACTGGCAGCTGTTATCCGCGCCATGCCACTATCTCTAAAGCTATTGGTTTAAGTCGATCTACTATTTATAGAAGTATTCTACATCTTGCTAAGCTGGGGTACGTTAAAATAACAAGGAAGAGTTCTACTAACGAATATCATTTACCTAAGCAAGTTATTCTAGAGAATGCTAGAAAGAAACGTATTGAGGATAATTATGTGTCAAATAAATCGAATAATGTGTCATCTGTGACTGATATTAATAAAACTATATATAACTATTATAGGGGTAAAAGAAATTATAGGTATAACTATAATAGAACATACTCCGACAGGGGGGTTGCAAATCATACTCGTAAAACTTTCGAACATAAAGGAGAAACATACAAGAATATTGGGGAAGAGGGTCATTTTATGGAATTTCAATCGAAAGATGGTCGGAGGATAAAGGTACACAAATTTAAAAACTTGCTTGAGGAGATCAAGCCAAAAAAGAATGAAACCGCTGCAATAAATATGGATGTGCAGCATGAAATCAAGGCTAGTTAGATTAATAGAAATATTTGAACACGCAGGATCTTGCGAAAGGCTTATGTCTAAACCTAAAGCTCCTGGAACACCTGCGATGTGGGATATGTTGGAAATGAGCTATGATCGTAAAGATGTGGGTTATTATGATAAAAAACCTACCTTAAAGCTCAGAGCTAATTTTAAACAAATAGCATGTTGGGAGCTTGCTATCGATTTACTTATCCTGGTTGAATTGGACCAAAGAAGATTAATATGGGGTAGAGCCATGAGATTCTCCTGGGTAGCATTAGCTAAGAAATTTGGAGTACATCGAACAACAATTAAAAATAGATATATGACAGCTCTTATCAACTTAGAAGAACAAGCTAAGAAGAAAAACATGCTCGACAATATCGACAAAATAAACTAAACAAAGTGTTATAATGAAAGCAAAGTGTTTCTTTCATTTCCTACCTAAAAATCCTCTATGCCTGGCAGACCACTAAAAAAAATTCAATGTGAGTCTATTGCTAGACACAGTGGAGTTCGCTGCAAGGCAAAGGGGTACCTTAAAAAGAGTGGTCATTATAGGTGTAGATTTCATGGCGGAATGTGCGAGGGAGCAACAACACTTGAGGGAAAGATTAAAGCTTACAAAAACTTATTGCCGTTTAGAAATAAGACGGATGAAGAAATAAAACAATGGATAATCGATACGAAGAAATTATAAAAAGGCTAGAGCTTGGCGAGCCTTTATCAAAGATCTGTAGAGATAAGACAATGCCAAGTCTTTCAACAGTTTACAAAGATCAGAGAGAGAACGAAGATCTACAGAAAAAAATTAGAAACGCAAGAGAGACAGGTGTTTACACTTTGTTAGATAAGATCGCAGAAGATATGGAGATCCCAAAGTCTAACCAAGAGATGCACTTCATTAAAGAAAAATGGCAACACATTAGATGGATTGCCAGCAAGTTAGCAAGCAATGTCTTTGCAGATAAAATTAAATCAGATGTCAAACAAGACTTAACTATGAATATTACATGGGGAGCGCCTAATGTTAAAAACAATCTTATCAAAGCTGAAACTATTGTGGATCAAGTATCAAGTGTGGGCGCTAAAGCAATACCTGGAACAAGCGCAGTTAATCAAGAAAAAGGGTAAGAAGTAATCCTGGTTAACCCTGGTTTCTTAGGTACATCAGACGTAGCTGCAGCTTTCCGCGCGCGCGTATGATTTCTGAAATGTTCGCTGTTTGTTCTGTAATGATTCTAAGTTGCAACACAAGATATAACACAACCAGTTTATTTTTTTGTTTATATATACATTCTCTGCGGTTTAACAAACCAATGACGTTTAAAAAACCTACATTTTGAAAACGTGAAAAGGGAAAAGCGCAAGGCGGGTACCCCCCAAAATGGGGGCGCTGGCGCATAATATATATATATCCCGACTAAGACACATACACACACACATACATAGAAAGGATTTATGGGTTATAGAAACGTACATAAGAGTAAAACAGGCGGATTGAACGCCAAAGGAAGAGCTTACTTTAATAGAACAACAGGATCTAATCTAAAAGCTCCTCTTAATTCTGGAAGATCTGGGAGACGCGTATCATTCGCAGCACGATTTAGCGGGATGGCGGGACCCATGAAAGATAAAAACGGCAAGCCTACAAGAAAAGCTCTAGCATTAAAGAAATGGGGTTTTGGTTCTGTAGCGGCTGCCAAAAACTTTGCGAGAAGAAATAAAGCATAATGCCAAAATATACTGACACTTTAATAACAGCTATGGTTTTTACAGCAGAAGAAACTAATGGATTAGTTATTCATCTTAATGGTTTTGAAGATGAACAGCATGCTCAGAAATTTTTAAACAAACTAATGAAGAATAGCGGAATAGATTATAAGTCTGTTAAGGATCTATTCGATTTACCAACTATTCACTAACGGAGGATATATGATGCTAGGAATAATAGATCAAATCGAACACTTATGGAAAGATCATAAGAAAGTAGTTATCGGTGCAGCTATCATTTTAGTTATTGCTATAATAATCTAATGCACGTTCAAATACCCTACACTCCAAGAGAGCTGCAGGCTAAACTACATAACGACTTAGATCAATATAGATTTGCTGTACTTGCATGCCACAGAAGATTTGGCAAAACAGTATGTATGTTAAATCATCTTATTAGAGCTGCTTTACAAAATACTTTAGTTAATCCAAGGTATGCTTATATAGCTCCCACGTATAAGCAAGCCAAAAGTATTGCATGGGATTATATGAAAATGTTTGCTGGAGCAATTCCAACAACCAGG